CAAAGATGACTTCCCCGAAGATTTTTGCATCTATGATTTGAATGAGTTCTTAACAGTACATACATTGTACAAAGATACTGAACTTGATTTCAAAGGTAATGATGTAGTTTTCAAGAGTGCATCTACGAAAAGCAAAATCACATATCGCAAAGCAGAAAAGAACAATATCGTTTGTGCACCGGACGGTGATTTAGAGATTGAAGAAACTCTTGCAGAAGTAACTCTGACAGAAGATAATCTAAACTCAATTATCAAAAGCGCACATGTCTTAAAACACGATTCAATTACAATCGAATCTGACGGTAAGAAAGTATATGCTACTTCTTATGAAGAAAAGAATGATGCCTCACATATCAATAAGATTGAAATTAGTACATATGAAGGTGATGCATTTAAAGCAACATTCAAAACAGAGAATCTTAAATTGATTCCTGGTAAATATGATGTTATCTTCAGCGAAAACTTTGCCCAATTCACTAACTCTGCAATTGATTTAGTTTATTGGATTACACTTGAATCTTGGGAGTAATTATGTCATTAAAAGTAAATACGTTATACGGTACATTCGATGAAGAACAACTCAAAGACCTAAAAGGTAACATTGAAGAGATTGTTCTTTGTATGACAAAAGTACAAGCAATTAATGAATCTATTTCAGATATTGTTAACTTGACATTTGATTCTACAAAGATTCCTAAGAAAATCATCAAGAAAATGGCAAAAGTAAAGTTCAAACAAAACTTTAGTGCAGAAGTTGCAGAGAGTGCAGAGTTTGAAACACTTTACGGTGCTGTGCAGGAAGTAAAATGAGTCGTAGAACTTTCTTAAGAAGTTTCGGTTTGCTAGGGGTAGCAGTTGCGGGAGCATCTGCCGCCATGGCAAATACAACTCCTGTTGTTATACCTACACCTGAGCCAATAAAGAAAGATTTTGCACACCTTGCACCTGAAGGTGATGTTACTGGCATACTAACTCTTGCGGCTGATAATAGAGCACGACAAGAAAAAGAAGCACAATCTAACATGGGTGGTATGTATATTATACCTAGTTTCAATCCTACGAATCAAGTATCTATGACGGTTGGTAAAGATGATAGATTGTGGCTTAAAATTGGTGATAAGTGGAAACGTGTAGCACTTGATGCTTAATTTTTTATATTATATTATGGAGTATTTGAATGAAAGACCACATGTTATGGGTGGAGAAGTATCGCCCACATAAAATTGAAGATTGTATCCTACATCCTTCAATCAAAGAAACTTTTCAACAATATGTAAAAGACGGTAAGATTCCTAATCTGCTACTTGCTGGCGGTCCTGGTATCGGTAAGACAACTGTTGCAAGAGCCTTGTGTGATGAAGTCGGTTGTGATTACCTAGTTATCAACGGTTCAGACGAATCCGGTATTGATACTTTCAGAACTAAAATAAAACACTACGCATCCTCGATGAGTTTTGGGGGTGGGCGCAAGGTTATCATCATAGATGAGGCTGACTATCTAAACCCAAATTCAACTCAGCCAGCGTTGCGTGGTGCAATGGAAGAGTTCTCTAAGAACTGTTCTTTCATCTTCACATGTAACTATAAGAATCGTATCATTGCACCGTTACATTCTAGATGTGCAGTAGTTGACTTTAAGACTAACGGTTCTAAGAAAGAACTAGCAACACAATTCTTTAAACGAGTTGAATATATACTCGATGAAGAAAACATATCATTCAAGAAACCTGTAGTTGCCGCTTTAGTTGCAAAATACTTTCCTGACAATCGTAGAATTCTAAATGAATTACAAAGATATTCTGCCGGTGGAACTATTGACGAAGGTATCTTATCTTCTGTAGGCGAACTTCAGTTAGCTGAACTTATCAAAGCGTTCAAAGAAAAAGACTTTGGTGGTGTTCGTAAATGGGTTATTGGTAACTTAGATAATGACCCAACACGTATCTTTAGAACAATCTACGATACATTGTATGATGAATTGAAACCTAATTCTGTACCAGAACTTGTTCTAATTCTTGCAAAGTATCAATATCAAGCGGCATTTGTTGCAGACCATGAGATTAATCTGATGGCTTGTTTTACCGAAATTATGATTAACATGGAATTTAAATAGGAGGAATATATCATGGTACAATCAACATCCAAATTTAGAAAAGAACTAGCAATTTCTCAAGAGCCAGTAAAAGACTTGAAAATTATTGGTAAATATACTTATCAAAAAACAATAGATACTGATTTTTGGTTATCTATGAAAGTAACTCCAGTTCAAAGAAATACTGAAGAAAGACTTAAGAAACCAGAAATACTTGAAAATTTAAGTACTCTTCGGCCTTGTCATTTGCATGTTGCGGTGGGTATTTTAACAAAAAATTCAGAATATCTAGGAACAAAATATAACAAAGGTCAAGTTTTTCTAATAGATGGGTGCACAAGGCAATTAGCACAACACCGTGGACTCGTTGATGCACGACCTGAACATATCTATGCTTCAGTTTATGAAGCTGAGACCATAGAAAAAATGGAAGAAATTTATCGTACATATGATAATAAAATAGCAGTTGAAACCACTCAAGACACAGCAAGCGGCATTTTAAGAGCAATTGGTTACGAAGCAAAGAGCAGTAAAATTAAAAATGGTAAATTTATATCTGCTCTTAAAGTCGTTAATGATATTCACTTCGGAATAAAAAAACCATTAAACAAGGATCATGCATTAAGAGATGCAATTGTTGAATTTATCAATGAATTTGTAATTGTTGACAATATTATATCCATTAAGAAGAAGGTTTGGGAAGGTGACCATGGTCTTCTAGCCGCCGCTCTAATGGCATATAGAACATATGCAAATACCGACAAGAGAGACAAAGTAGACCAGTTTTTTACAGATATCGCTCTTGGGAATTCCGGTGTTTGTGTAGAAGGTGTAACAGACGGTATTACTTTTGCTATCAAAGAACTTGAAACACACAAAGAAATTCCAAAAACTGCCGGTGAATGGAACAAAGGCGAAACAATGAGAAAGAGGATTTCTCATATATTATATTGCTTAGAACAACATTTAAAAGGTAAGAAGTTTAAACAGCTTGGTGGTGGTTGGGAAAAAGTTGCTAACGAATGGTTCTCAAAGCAAGACGCCATAGTAAGGAATGTACATTTAAACACTAATATGGTAGCAATGTTTAACCTACAAACTGAAGATGCCAAGTCTAAAAGAGCAAAAAATTTAGTTCAATTTATAAAGGACAAATCAAAAAAGAATTCAGTCTGAAGATTACATTTGTTGAAAATAAAAAATATATTATGAGGTTTTGAAATGCCGGACATGTTTAAGGAGATTATACCCTCCATACTTCAAACTAAGAAATGTGTAATAAATGACGAAGTAGACCGTAAGGATTATAAGTCATTTATCATTAATCGTTCTCTGTCTTATCACAGCGATTGCGTATTGTTTGTCAATGAAATCAACAAGTTCCCTGAACTTGATGTGGATATGCAATACCAGTATCTTCTAAATACCATCAGACCTATGAAACGAAAATTTCAACCGTGGCAAAAGTCTGATAAAGAAAAGAATATTGATGTAGTGAAAGAGTTCTTTGGCTACTCAAATGCTAAGGCCAAAGAGGCTTTACGTATTCTTACCGATGAGCAAATCGCTGAAATAAAAATAAGAATAGATAAAGGCGGAATGAAAAAATGATTAATATTACCGATTTAGTTGAGGTGACTTTGAATGAAAAAGATGATTTTCTCAAAGTCAGAGAGACTCTAACTCGTATCGGTGTAGCATCCAAAAAAGACAGAACACTATACCAATCTTGTCATATCCTGCACAAGAAAGGTCTTTACTACTTAGTTCACTTCAAAGAACTATTTGCACTTGATGGAAAGCCTACCGATATCACAGAAAACGATTTATCTCGTAGGAACGCTATTGCAAACCTATTAGAAGATTGGGGTCTGATTAAGATAGTCAAAAAAGAACAAACAGCAACACCAGAGCCAATCTTTTTGTCACAAGTCAAAATTCTGTCTCACAAAGAGAAGAATGAGTGGCAATTAGTACCGAAATATAATATCGGTAAAAAACCTCAAAAGGATTGACATCTAGTATAAATACTAATATAATTATGTGTCGTGCTAATTCTAGGCGACAATTTTTTAAACTTGCTTTTTTAAGGAGAAAACTATGCTATCACTAGCAGATATTAAATCGTTTCAAAAATCTTTTGACCCATTCGCTGTGGGCTTTTTTGATGACTTACACGGTCTTGCCCAACTAGCGGCAAAAAACCTCCCCAAATATCCACCATACAATATCAAACAAGTTGACGATAACAAATTCGTCATCGAGATGGCAGTCGCCGGATTCTCAAAACAAGATATTGAAGTGACACTCAAAGGAAACTCTTTGGTTGTTAATGGTAATATCAATGACAATAAAGATGCTGAAGTTAAGGATCAATACCTTTATAAAGGAATTGCTGACAGAGCCTTCACGCACGAGTTCAAGATTGCCGATAAGGTTGAAATCAAGAACGCTGAAATGGTCAACGGTATGTTGAAAATTTGGTTAGAGAATATGGTAAAAGCACAAGATGCGGTCAAGAAAATAACCATAAATACCAAAGATGAATAACTACTGGCCCGTATCAGACGAAGAATGGGAACGTCTAAATTACCCTGAGAAGTTCCAAAACAAGAAGTAATTCCTGTTGCGGAAAAACAACAAGGGGTCTTGACAGACCCCTTTTTTTATAGTAGAATACAACCATGAAAACGAATAAACCAATTCTAATTGAACTGCGTTCGCTAACGAACACAAAGCAAACTTACTGGACTTACTCTAATTGGGAAGAGAAAGAGATAGACGGTGAGATGTTTACTCCTGTTACAAAGTTTATGCCTAATCAAAAACATAATACTGAATTGCATTATGTTAGGTCAAACAGTTTGGAAAAGATACGAGAGTTTTAATTTCTGGCGTTCGTTCAATGGATAGGACAGGATTCTTCTAAAGTCTTAATAGAGGTTCGATTCCTCTACGCCGGACCAACCTGGTATAGCATAGTGGTAGTGCCGAGAACTCATAATTCTTACGGGAAAGGTTCGAATCCTTTTGCCAGGACCATTTATTTTCGGTAATGATGTAGTAAAAACACAACAAATGTATTGACAAGAATTAAAAATTGCTATATAATAGAGACTTATTAAATTAATTAAGAAAGAAATAAAAATGTTTACGAAACCGACATCCCATATAAGTTATCGCACAGAGATTTGCGATAATCAATCATGGGCCTTCCCAAAAGGGGTTTCTGTATAAGTTTTTAATCTAAGAGATTATACACAAACCCCTAGCGTAAAAACTAGGGGTTTTTTGTTTTTGGAAGTTGATGCAGGTGCGTTGGTGCGCCGACCAGCCTTGAAAACTGGGTTCTCAGAAATGGGATGGGGTTCGACTCCTCCGACTTCCGCCAGTATTTTGGAAGATGTGTTGCAAGGTGCGACAGAGGTTTGCTAAACCTTCGTTCAGAAATGGGCAGATAGGTTCGATTCCTATATCTTCCGCCAGGATATGTACGTGTGACCCGAAAGGCTAGGGAGCAGATTGCAAATCTGTTTTATGTAGGTTCGATTCCTATCACGTACTCCAAAATTATTTTGTTGTAATCTTGCAACAAAGTATTGACAAATGATTTTTAGTGTGTTACACTAGAGTCTGTTCTTTAAAAATTTGAGGTAGTTTTTGCTCGGTTCGTCTATCGGTTAGGACACCGCTCTTTCACGGCGGGAAGACCAGTTCGATTCTGGTACCGAGTACCATTTGTTTTGCTGACGTAAGCCATGGGGGAAACGTCAACCCTGAGTAACTGCGTATATAAACGGTAAGGTGGCCACTAATTCCGTTGAACGTAGCAAATAGTGCGTCAGCAAAACAAATGGTATTATTGGGGATATAACTTAACGGCTAAAGTAACTGGCTTTTAACCAGTAAATCAGAGTTCGATTCTCTGTGTCCCTACCATATAAAAACACATTGCCCTAGAAGCGGTGAGATGAATGACACAATAGGCTCACAAGGGGTGTCGCAATGTGTTTTTATATGGTCTCATAGTATAGCCTGGTGATTACAGCGGCTTGTCACGCCGTCAACAGGGGTTCGAATCCCCTTGGGACCGCCAGATTTTGTGGCATTTGCACAGTCACCAAGATAGTGCATTGTAAGTCCAATCTAATATTCCTCAGTAGCTCAGAGGCAGAGCAAAGCACTGTTAATGCTTGGGTCCGTGGTTCGATCCCACGCTGAGGAGCCAAATAACTCGGTATAGGCTAGCCCGGTCAAGTCACCTGCTTTGGGAGCAGGATATCGCAAGTTCGAATCTTGCTACCGAGACCAATATAATGGAGATGCCGCCGCAATGGTGTGGCAGGGGACTGTAAATCCTCCGACTTCGGTCACGATTGGTTCGATCCCAATCATCTCCACCATTTAGGAAAATTATGAATTATATCATAACATTTTTAGCAGTATTCATTACAGATATCTTGTATTGTTTTTTTATAAAAGCAATGAGCGAAGATAAAATGTTTCTTGCAAGTATCTGGAGTTGCTTAGTAACATTTGCCGCAAGTGTAGCGGCAATTAATTATATTGATGACCATACAATGATAATTGCATCTGTATTAGGTGCATTTTGTGGTACATATGTTGCAATGAAGTTGAGAAAAACATTATTGGGGGATTAGTGATAATGGGAGCACATGTGCTTTGCAAGCATGAAGTAGGAGTTCGATTCTCCTATCCTCCACCAAATCTCACCCTTACATACGGTGTACAATAGGAAAAGTAGTATGTAATATGGTGACGTAGCTCAACGGTAGAGCATTTCCTTCATACGGAAAAGGTTGTGGGCTCGGTTCCCTCCGTCACTACCAAATTGTTGGGGATTAGTTAAATGGTATAACAATGGATTTTGATTCCATCATCATAGGTTCGATTCCTATATCCCCTGCCAAACGGTCTTTAGTAAAATGAATATTACACCTTGCTACGAACGAGGAAGTGGGAGTTTGATTCTCTCAGGACCGTCCAATTAGCCCTTATAGTATAGTGGTATTACAACGGATTTGTAACCCGTTGACGGGAGTTCGATTCTCTCTTGGGGCACCAAATACATACCCCGTTAGCTCAATGGCAGAGCAAAGTGCTGATAACGCTGAGACAGAAGTTCGATTCTTCTACAGGGTACCAATATCTCTCGCAAGTGTTCCGGTAGCACAAGGTTCTCCAAAAGCCTTGGACGGGGTTCGATTCCCTGGCGAGAGGCCAATTATCTTATAAATCCTTGTATCTCGCTGATTGCATCTTGAATTGCATCGGATGAATAGAAGTAATCTAAAAGATTTTCCGACATAAGATTGAGAATTTCAATTCTTCTTTCCATGTTCTTACGAGTATTCTTCAAGTTGTCAATATGGTTCTGTGTGAACTTTTGCAACATGTTTTCTTTTTTCTTTGATTTGATTCGTACAACAATCAATTCAAATTTGTGTATTTGTTTACTTATTTCGGCAATGTTATTGTTGACGTTTTTAATACCCTCAATAATATCACCTTTCATCATCATAATTAAATCATCCGTAATAGGATCCATTTTGTTTATGAAATGGTGCAACAGATTAGCAAGTTCATTCATAACTTCGGCATTTATGTCTCTAGGTTGTTCGTAATTGCCGGTAGCATCATAATTGGCTCGTCTTTGAGGATCGCTAAGGATCTCATAAGCCATTTTAATTTTTTTAAACGTTTCTTCATCACCACCTTTGTCTGGATGATGTATTTGTGCTAAAGTTCTGTATGCATGTTTAATTTCTTCACTTGTACAGTCTGGTGATAATTCCAGTAGTTTGTATAGGTCCATGATGTTTAAATAGTAGTTGTTAGTTATTTATTGTTGTAAAAGAGAGGTGTTCTATGAGAGATTTCGATGTACAAAAAGTCAAAGATTTTATCTTGTCTCAAGGTCCAGATACTAGAGTATATCTTGGTGCCGACTCAGAACGTCTTAGAGTTAATGGTGTATGGTATGCCGACTATGCACTTGCCGTTGTTGTTCATATTGATGGTTGCCATGGTTGTAAGATTTTCGGTTTTGTAGACCGTGAATTAGATTACGACCACAAGAAAAGTAAACCAGCAATGCGTTTGATGACAGAGGTATATAAAGTATCTGAATTGTTTCAAGAAATGGCAGATGTCTTAGAAGACCGCCATGTCGAAGTACATTTAGACTTAAATAAATCTGATGAATTTGGTTCTTCTTGCGTTGTGCAACAAGCAATAGGATACATCAAAGGTACATGTGATATCACTCCTATGGTGAAACCAGATGCACCTGCCGCAAGTTTTTGCGCTGACAGATTGAAAAGAATCTTGGCAGAGCAGGAATAAATAATGGAGACTATAGTGTAACGGTTTAGCACCCGACTCTGTGAAAGTCGTAGAATGGGTTCGTCTCCCATTAGTCTCCCCAAACTTTGTTAAGGAAAATTATGAAAATAGGTGGTATCTATTATGAGATTCTTCATAAGACAAATGAAGAAATGAATGGCAATATTGGTCTTGCTGATTTCAATAGACAAGAAATTAGCATCAATACTGACCATACAATGCAAACTCAAAAAATTGCTTTAGTGCATGAGATTTTGCACATACTAGACAGCACCTATCATCTTAAATTAACCGAAGAACAAGTAATCTATACCGCACATGCGCTAATAGGTTTCATTGAAGATAACAAAGATTTTCTGACCGATTTATTATAAAGGAATATTATGTACACACCCTTGCATGACAAGATTATCGTTCAACGACTTGAAAAAGTCAATCAAACCGCTTCCGGTATTATACTCAAATCTTCACCCGAACCAGATAGAGCAAAAGTTGTTTCTATCGGTCCTGATGTTGAAGAAGTTGCTGTAGGAGAAGAAATTCTCGTAAACTGGAACGGAGCAATTAAAGTAAAAGATGACTTATATACTTTAAAAGTAGAACACGTTGTAGGTGTTTTTGAAGATAATGCCTCGGTAGTTTAATGGTAGAACGGCATCCTTACACGGTGCATACGGGAGTTCGATTCTCCAACGAGGTACCAGATGCAACTTTAGCTGATGTGGTCATAGCGGTGGTTTGAAGAGCCATTGAAACAGGTTCGATTCCTGTAGGTTGCACCAGATGCCCTGGTGGTGGAATTGGTAGACACACTGGTATTAGAAGCCAGCGCCAAAAGCATGAGAGTTCGAGTCTCTCCTAGGGCACCAGTATAAATAAAGATTTAATAATATGCTACACCATGTCACATAAAGAACAAAGAGATTTTATTACTAAACTCAAAGAAAAATTCCCAAATAATTTCAGAAACATTAAAATGCTTGAAATTGGTAGTCTAGATATAAATGGATCTATTAGAGAGTATTTTGAAAACTGCAACTATATTGGTTATGATGTAGGTGAAGGAAAACTCGTTGATGTTGTTTATGATGGGATCACATTTAGAGCAGAAGATATAGAATTTGATACTACCGGAAGTTGTAATTGTTTTGAGCATAATCCTAATTGGGTATCCAATTTTAAAGATATGCACAGAATATTAAAATCTGGTGGTTTACATTTTATATCTGTACCGACAACAGGATGCCCTGAACATGGTACTGAAAAAGAAAAATCAGATGATAGTCCTTTGACGATTGCAAAAGGTGAAGGGTGGAAAGATTATTATAAGAATCTAACCGAAGAAGACTTCAGAGAAAACTTTAATTTAGATGAAATGTTTAGTGAATATAAATTTGAAGTAAACGATGAAGCTCACGATTTATATTTTTACGGTATTAAAAAATAAGCGGGTATGGTGCTAGTGGTAACACATGACTTTGCCAAAGTTAAGTTACGAGTTCGATTCTCGTTACCCGCTCCAAAGTCATTATAAATATATTGCGGGATGGTGAAATGGTATCACAGAGGACTCATAATCCTCAGTTCCTCGTTCGAATCTTGGTCCCGCAACCAAAAACTACTTCAAATTTAATATTTGTTCAGCTTCTTGTATTCTTGTTCTGGTACTTCTGCTACCTAAGATTACAAGTATCTTATCATCCGTCAACATTACAATACACCCACCTGCGGGAAACGTCCATCCAGTCTTACTGACTTGAATATTGGTATGTTTTTCTGTAAGTGGGTTTGTGTTTGTGTAATCTACCCATTTATCATTGATTAGAATTTTAGTTCTATATTGTTTGCTTAATGATATCAAAGGATAATTTTTTGCTTCTTTGACGAGTAACATTAAGTCTTTTGCCGTACTGATATTTTCTTTATCTAATCCTGTTGGCTCAATAATTTTAGTATTCTGCATACCTATTTGAATTGCTTTATTATTAATTGCCTCAATACAAGCATTTAAACCACCGGTATAATTTTGACATAAAGTTAAAGCGGCACGATTATCTGACGATACTAATGCCATCTCTATCAAATCTTTTCTTGTAGTCTTTTGATTTTTTCTTGGTAACTTATCTCTTAGTTCTGTAGTAAGAGTTAAGACTTGTGTTAAATCTTGTTTAGCATCTATTACTACCATTGCAGTAAGTAATTTTGTGATACTAGCGATTGAACGCACTTCATCTATATTTTGAGATGCTATAATAGTGCCATTAATATCAGCCAATAGCCATGACTTTGCTGTTAATGTTTTTGCATTACAGAATAGTGAAAACGTTAATAGACAGATAAATAATAGACGAGACAAATAAAACCTCTTTTTGCATTGATGAATGAATATTTATGGACGTTCATATACACTCATTTCAACAATCAAATGCGCTTCACAACAAAACTTTTAGAACATTTAGAAACAATAGAAAATGTCGGTAAATTTTTTCTGATGTTTTTTATATTTGGTATATCAGTCACCGTTTTTGTTTTACTATTCCTCTGGTGGGCTTTCAAAAGTAGGCTTCTGTGACCTTTCAATATAGTTTAGAATTTCTCTTTTACGAAGTTCTTCATAACGATATTGATTAGTGTGGTGCATTAAATCTGGATATCTTTTTTGTGCATCATTTGCAACTACAGCAAAAATGCATCCTGCGGCAAACAAAATAATTAGAAAAAGACCACCAAAATAAGCATCAGCTTTTAGTGTTCGCATTAAGGCTTCTTTTCTTCTTAAAGCGGCCGCTTCCATTTTCATTCTCTTGGCAATAAGAACTTTTTCTTGTTTACCAAGTTCATCCATCATTTTGTTTACATCAGACCATAGAGCACCAAGTTCCGGTGGGCTTTGGTATACAACAAGCTCACGTAAATCGACACTCATTTGTTCTAATTTCTTTTTCATTAAAACTCGTTGTAATGCACGTTTACCTATACTAGCATCACCTTCATAGATATGTGTTTGACTATGCTTTTCTTCTTCCTCTAGGACAGTTTTGCATTTGTGGAAAGCATCAAAGAATTCGCCAAGTTTTTCACCGATTTCTGAATACACATCGTCAGTTTCACCGCCCTTTTTATTGAGTTCGATGATTTCATTTTTCTTTTCTTGTAATTGTTTCTTTTGCTCGTATGTAGGAGGCTTATCTTTATGATTGGCGTGGAACTGCTTATCAAGGTCGTCAAGCACTTCTTTAACATTGCCTGCCGCACCTTTGATATCTTTGTAGAGTTGACAACCTTTTTTAACCGCCGCAACAGCGGCATTCGCCATAGCGAATAGTGTAATTGGATCCATGTAGCGTTATGATTACCAGATTTAATAGTCAAAATACATGGTAAAGATAACAGGAACTGCTTGACAGTTCGGACGATTTCATATATAATAGATGAACTATCTATTTATGCGTGGTTAGTTTAATGGTAGAATTAGAGCCTTCCAAGCTCAAGACAGGGGTTCGATTCCCCTACCACGCTCCAACATTATAAGGTTATTATGATTCAAATATTGAAATTGGTTACAGGTGAAGAAGTTTTGGGTGAAATCACTAAGACCGACAAAATCCTCACAGTTAAAAATCCGGTAGGTGTCGTTGCCGTTCGTGGTAAAGATGGGCAACCGAACATCGGATTTTCACCATTTCCACTACATGCTGATCCAGTCAAAGATTTAACTATTGACTTTTCGGTCGATTCTGTAGTATACTCATACACACCAGCACAAGATTTTATTGATAACTACAATCAAATCTTCGGTTCAGGCATCGTACTTCCAAAACCAAAAGAAATTATCCTAGGATGAACTTTTACACAAGCGTTCACGTTATCGGCAATAACGTAATGTTTCGAGGTATCAGAAATGGTAAAAGAGTCAGACAAAAGATTGAATACTCACCATCTCTGTATCTTGAAACAAAAAAAGATTCCAAATACAAAAGTCTGCAAGGTCTAAACTTAGAGCAAAGAAAATTTGAAACTATCCGTGATGCTAGAGACTTTCTAGACGGTTGGCGAGATGTTTCTAATGCACCTAAGATATATGGTCAGGCTCGTTTTGAATATGCTTATATCACAGACCATTACCCTGGTTTGATTGATTACGACTTTGAGCATGTAAGAGTTGCCGTAATTGATATCGAGGTCGGTTCAGAGAATGGTTTTCCTGACCCATACGAAGCGACAGAACCCATCACAGCAATTTGTATTCAATGGGTCAATGGTAAGACCTATGTTTTTGGCTGTGGCGACTATGAGACTAAAGGTGACGAAATTTATGTGAAGTGTAAAGATGAATATGACCTTTGCAAAAAATTCGTAATGCTATGGGCTGAAGATCCACCAGATATTCTATCCGGCTGGTACATGAAAGACTTTGACGTACCATATCTCGTCAATCGTTTTAGACGTATTGTAGGCGAAGATTTCGCAAAACAACTTTCACCATGGAACATAATCAAAGAACGTAAGACTATCATTAATGGTAAACAAGTTCTTTATTACGAATTACTTGGTGTCTCTTGTCTCGATTATATTGACCTATACAAATGGTATGCTCCTAACGGTAAGTCACAAGAAAACTATCGTCTAGAAACTATTGCACAAGTTGAATTGGGTGAAGGTAAGTTATCGTATGATGAATATGATAATCTACACACATTGTATAGACTCGACTATCAAAAGTTTATCGAATATAACATCAAAGACGTTGGTCTTGTAATGAGACTTGAAGAAAAGTTAAAGTTACTTGAACTTGCCATCTCTTTGACCTATGATACGAAATCAAATTACGATGATGTGTTTGCACAGACTCGTATGTGGGATGCATTGACTTATTCTTACCTAAAAGAGAAAGATATCATTGTACCGCCACGTATTGTTAAAGACAAAGATATGGCATTTGAAGGTGCGTATGTAAAAGAGCCTCAAGTAGGTTTCCATGAGTATGTTGTTTCGTTTGACTTGAATTCTCTGTATCCTCATTTAATGATGCAATACAATATCAGTCCTGAAACTCTTATTGAGCCTGAAGAATATGATGATGAAATGCGAGCCGTAATTTCACAAGGTATTAATGTTGATAAACTTTTATCAAAGAGTATTGATATGTCTTCTTTACCAAAAGATGTTGTTATAACACCGAATGGTCAGTTCTTCAGTAAAAATATTCGTGGTTTCTTACCACAGATGTTGGAAGAGATGTATGAAGATAGAAAGAAGTTTAAGAAACTATACCTACAAGCAAAACAAGAACTAGAAAACGAAAAGGATGTCTCTAAACACTATGAAATTGAAAAGAAAATTGCAAGATATAATAATCTACAACTTGCAAAAAAAGTGGGTCTCAACTCTGCCTATGGTGCTCTTGGGTCTCAGTACTTTCGCTTTTTTGACCTTCGGTTGGCTCTGGCTGTTACTACGGCTGGTCAGTTAAGTATTCGTTGGATTCAAGATAAGATTAATGATTACATGAACAAACTGTTGAAGACAGAAACTGATTATGTAATTGCATCTGATACTGATTCAATCTATTTAAGACTTGGTGACTTGGTCAAAAAAGTTTATGGTGTGGATGGTGAAGTATCTTTACCTAAAACTAAGATAATCGACTTTATGGACAAGGTTTGTAGAGACAAACTTGAGCCTTATATTGATAAGTCTTATAAAGAACTCGGTGATTATATGCAAGTGTTTGCACAAAAGATGCAAATGAAACGTGAATCACTTGCCGACAAGGGTATGTGGACTGCAAAGAAACGATATATTCTTAATGTGTATGATAATGAAGGTGTTCGATATAATGAGCCAGACCTTAAGATTATGGGTCTAGAAGTTATTAAATCATCTACACCATCCGCTATCCGTGTTAAGATGAAAGAGATGATTGCATTGATAATGAAAGGTACCGAAAAAGATATTCAGAAGTTCATCAAAGACTTCAAGAAAGAATTCAAAGCGATGCCAGCAGAAGAGATTTCCTTCCCAAGAGGTGTGAATGGTATAAAGAATTATTCTAATGCCGGTGGGCAACTCTATATAAAAGGTACACCTATTCATGTCAAAGGCGCAATTCTTTATAATCACTATCTAAAACAAATGAAACTTACCAAAAAGTATGAATTGATTAAAGAAGGTGAGAAGATTAAGTTTACCTATCTGAAAGAACCTAATCCATTCAAAGATTCGGTAATATCATTCCCAAGTCGTATTCCTGCCGAGTTTGGGCTTGACAAGTACATAGACTATGAGTTACAATTCGAAAAGACATTCTTAGGACCTATGCAGACAATTCTTGATTGCGTTGGCTGGAGGGCTGAGAAACTTAATACGCTAGAAGGATTCTTCAAATGATTTTTTTAACTTTACTTACCGCTTTATCACTTTCCGGTGTAGCGGCATACTATTCAGTAATAGGACTTACTGCAATTTTCCCTGGTTCTTATTGGCCTATTATTGTAATGGGTTCTGTCTTTGAAGTGGCAAAACTTGTCACAATATCATGGACATATAGAAATTGGGAGACTGCACCGAGAAGTCTTAAAGCACCTTTTGTCACAGCAGTTGTTATTTTGATGTTCATCACATCAATGGGTATCTTTGGGTATCTATCAAAAGCACACTTAGAACATTCAGCAGACTTAGGTCCTATTGTTGACAAAGTGGCAATCATTGATGAGAACATAAAAGTTGAAAGGGAAAACATTGAAACTGTCCGTAAAAATCTCAAACAAATGGATGATAGCGTTGAACAAATTATGGGTAGAACGGATACAGAAAAAGGTGCCGAGAAATCCAATTTTATACGCAACAGTCAGAAAGCAGAACGTAGCCGTCTACTTAACGAAATCACCGTTTCGCAACAGAAGATTGCTGTTCTCAATACTGAGAGAGCACCGATTGCGAACGAGCTTAGAAAGGCAGAGTCGGATTTTGGGCCGATAAAATATATTGCAGAGTTAATCTATGGTTCTGGTGACCGAGATGTGATTGACAAAGCAGTTCGTCTAGTCATAATGTTAATTATGATTGTGTTTGACCCATTAGCAGTATTGCTTTTAATTGCCGCTAATCGTTCTATCAAAGAACAATATGATGAGATGTCAGTTAAGAAGTGGTTCAAAAAAGAAGAACCTAAAGAAGAACAGAAACCAACAACGTTTGTAAATGAAGTCACACCGAACATAACAACACCTCCGTTATGGACAACAGTTCAAGTTGATAAAGAGAATATAGCAAATATAGCATCACCTGGAGTCGCATCGACTACATATGATTATTCAGTTCCTTTTGCCTTTGAAAAGGCGAAAGATATAGCAAGTGGTAAGTTTTAATAGGAGAACATTATGGGAAAAGCGTTAGAGAAAGCAACAATTAGTGAGAAGTTGGCAAAAGTAAATGATAGTTTTACTGTCAACATGTATGACAATGGTTTTATGTTTGAAATCTCTGGTCGTGATGATACAGATGATTGGAAAAGCGCAAAGATTGTTGTGAATACAATTGAAGACCTAGTAGACTTAATCAATGAGGCACAAACTCTACCAAGAGATTAATCTATGAGTATACTTGAGAAGTTAAAGAAGAACACCAGTATCAAGGAATCTGCTGTTCTTTCTAAATCTAAGTTCTTCACAGAGAAGGACATGATTCCTACTTCAATTCCTATCATCAACGTTGCACTTAGCGGTGCACTTGATGGTGGGTTAACACCTGGTCTCACAATGTGGGCCGGTCCTTCAAAGCACTTTAAAACTGCTTTTAGTCTTCTAATGGCAAAATCTTACTTAGACAAATATAAAGATGCGGCTCTCTTATTCTACGATAGCGAGTTTGGAACTCCTCAGTCTTACTTTGACTCGTTTGGTATTGACACTAATCGTGTTTTACATACACCACTTACTGACATCGAACAGTTAAAGTTTGATATTATGCAACAGTTAACTCAATTAGAACGTAAAGATAAACTGATTATCATTATTGATTCAATCGGTAATCTTGCATCTAAGAAAGAAGTTGACGATGCATTAGAAGGTAAGTCGGTTGCTGATATGTCTCGTGCGAAACAAGTCAAATCATTGTTTAGAATGGTAACACCTCATCTGACAATGAAAGATATACCGATGATTGTTGTAAATCATACTTACAAAGAAATCGGTATGTTCCCAAAAGACATTGTAGGTGGTGGTACAGGTTCTTATTACTCTGCGGATAACATCTTTATTCTCGGTAGACAACAAGAGAAAGAAGGCACAGAAGTTGTAGGTTACAATTTCATTATCAACGTAGAAAAGAGTCGTTATGTCAAAGAGAAATCTAAAATACCAGTTAATGTATCTTTTGATGGTGGTATTAGCAAGTGGTCTGGCTTACTTGATATCGCTCTCGAATCTGGTCATGTAATCAAACCTTCTAACGGATGGTATTCTAAAGTTGACCTTGATGGTGTTGTAGAAGACAAAAAGTATCGTTTGAAAGAGACTGATACAAAAGAATTCTGGACACCAATTCTTAGAAATGTAACATTTCAAGACTTTATCAAACAGAAATATCGAATAGCTACTGGTAATATTATGCGTGGTGATATTGAAGAAGCATTTGCAGTAGAAACTACTAATGGTGCTGAATGATAGACTGTATGATTCTAGGTGATAGCATTGCGGTCGGGACTGAAATGTTCCGACCTGAATGTGTTGCATACGCTAAAGGTGGTTGGAATTCTTGGCAATGGAAGAAAGATTATCTTCAAAATGATTTGACTGCTAACACAGTTATCATTAGCCTTGGTTCTAACGACCACAAAGGTGTTAAGACTAGAGAAGAACTAGAAATCATCCGTGGTAAAATTAAAGGTAGCAGAGTATTCTGGATTCTACCGGCAATCAAGCCTAATATTCAACAAATCGTAAAAGAAATTGCTGAAGAACATGGTGACACAGTTCTACCAATCACACGATTACAACCAGACGGTATACATCCTAGTTGGGCTGGTTACAAACAATTGGCAAGAGAAACAAGATGACTGAAGGCATAGATTATGAGTTTGTATTTCCTGAGGGAACATATGAAACTCATATTAAATTAATTACAGGTAAATATACGGGCACTATATTTAAGTACGGTAAGGTAAAACTTATGGAACA